GTCTGGTCTTGGATAGAACGAAGGCATAATCACGTAAATCAAATGTATGATTACGCTGGCTCCAATACAAGCCCAGAAGGTATTAAAAAAGTTTCTTTGTTGATTAACAAGAAGAAACAAGGTCGCTCCAATCACAGGAATAAGACTGTGATAAATCCAAACGAACTGAGGCATAAAAGGGATTGCTGAATCCAACTCTGTGATTAGTTCGTGTTGGTGGGAGACGATGTTTTGGATAAGGAAGTATGTACCGAGCGTAAAGACTACTAAAAAAGAGAGATACTTTGCTTTGGTGGCGTGCGACATTCCTATCTCCAAGATGATAAAGATGTGCGTGCTACTCAAGTGCGAAAACTTTTTCACACGCACATAAATAAATATGCTTTTTTATTTTAAAAGCATTATTTTACATCAATTTTTTGAACTTTCGGTAAAGTTTCTACGGGCTTCTTGATGTTAATAGCAAAAATACCGTTTTCATAAGAAGCAGAAACATCCTCAGTTTCCACGCCATTCGGTAGAGTCCAAGACTTATTGAAAGACGTGTAGCTAAAGAACCTATTGTTCTTGTTTTCTGTTTTGTAAGTTAATCTTAGCGTATTCTGAACCAAGTTTAAATCAAAATCAGCTTTGTTTACGCCAGGGGCAGCAAGACTGATTGTATAGTCTTTCTCTCCCTCATCCACAAAAACTTTTGGAAAGTTGTTTTTGATTGGATTGATTGTGTAAGGCGTGACTTCTCTGTTAAAGAGGTTGTCCACCATATCGTCAATAAAGTTATCTAAGTTTAAAAGGTTGTTATTTCTCATTAAAGTCATTGTTTTTCTCCTTGTGACTAAAGTCCTCTTGCGAGGGTTGTGTAAAAGTAAGAACGGTTTTTAATAAGTCAAGCAAAAAAAATACTTTTTTTAACTTTCTTTTAAATGCTTTTTTAAATCATCGCATCCGCCAATCCAAGTATAAGTCCCTGCGTCTCTATCGACGCCAAAAACCATAGGAAAAGATGGATGATTGTATGCTTCTTTGAGCGATTGTATAAACTTTATCGGACATACGTCGGCTGTAAGGACCTTATAAGGAATCTTCCGACTGGAGAGTTCCGCAATAGCCTTGACGCAATAGGGACAGTTTACTTTAATGTATAGGATATATTCTTTAAACATATTAGTTGTATGTGCTTGAGATGTTATAGTGTTTTGAAAGTTCTTTCTTGACCTGATCTTTTGCGACCACTGCCGCTTCCAAGAGCATAGCTTCTGCTTGATTGACCATCAAGATTTCCTTGCCGTCCTTCTCTGAAAAAGGCATAGCATCAAACCAATACTCTAGTTGCTCTTTAACTTTCCAGTTTATGGAATAAGTTTCGCACAAAAGACACAAGTATTCTTTATCATCATTCTCGGACTCGTAGTATTGCTCTAGTAGTCCGTTGGCAATACGAGCTTGTCCGCAGCATTCTTCATAGATTCTTTCAAGCTCTTTGGTTTCAAATGAAAAGACATACTTTTTATTTTGTTCCATCGTTTTCGCCTCTGGATGGATAAACATCATTCTTGTTGACAGTCCATTCCTGACCATCGATAAGAATGTTTATATGGTTATTTCCCACTTCTGTAACAAGAAAGTTTCTCGGCACCTTTGTAACTAAAGACTTTGAAAAACTTGCGTGAGCTTTTACATTAGAAGGAACCCAAACTAAATCACCTTCTGTTACCTTGTCAAGCATCATCCCCCGCTTCTTCTGGTGGAGCAGGTGGTGCTTGCTGTGCTGCTTGTTCTTGGTGGAGTTGCGTTAGAACCTCTCCGTACCCTGTTAAAGCTCGCACACAATCTTCCAAAGAGTTGTCAACGAGAAATAGTTTTTTTCTCAAGCTGTCTACTCTTTTTAAGATGGGACCAAGAGAGCCGTCTTCTATGTCTTCGGCTGTTGAAAAGCAATGCTTGCTTATCCCTTCCAAAAGGTTAGAAACTTCAATCATCTTTTCTTTAATTTCTCTTGGCACGTTTTTTAAATCAACTGAGTATTCTATCTTTGTTCTCATTTTATTTCCTTACATCATTTTAAATAGTTGTGCTACAACTAAACCAACCGTAGAGGTTGTGATAATCCAAAGAAGCTTGCTTGATGTTTCTTTCCAGTTTTCTACTTCTTTGACGCGAGCAAACAAACCTTTGTCGGGATCAAAGATGGCTTCCTTTATTTGAACAATAGCTTCTACCGCTTCTTTTTGATTATCCTGAATACTATCAATACCACTCAAAAGTTTTTGTTCGAAAAGTAAGAACTTCTGCTCTAACTCAACTATTTTTTTCTGGTGGTCTTCCATCGTTATTCCTCCACTATGGCACAACTCGTTGTAAGTAGGGTGGAAGAAACTGAAGTGGCGTTTTCAATCGCATTTCTCGTAACTTTTTTAGGATCGATAATGCCTGCTTCATACATGTCAACCATTTTTCCAGTTGAAAAATCCCAACCTTGTCTTGTATTCTTTGTTTTGACAATCCTGTTGATGATTAAATCAGGTGATTCACCTGCATTTAAAGCCATTTGTTTGATTGGTCCTGTAAGGGATTGTTTAATAATCTCCACACCAATGGCTTGTTCGTTGTTATCGGTTGTTACTTTTAGTTTGTGGGCTGCTCGGACAAGGGCTGTGCCTCCTCCTGTAACAGTCCCTTCCTGTTGTGCTGAACGGACTGCTTCAAGAGCATCCTCAACGCGATGCTTTTTCTCCATCATTTCAATCTCAGTTGCGCCGCCTACCTTGATAATGGCTACGCCTGATGCTAGACGAGTGATGCGCTCTTGAATGCGCTCGCACTCATGGATGTCGTCTGTCTGGGTGATTTCCTCTTTAAGAGAAGCGATACGCTTTTCTACTTCATCCCAATCAGACTCTCCGTCAATAATGGTAGTATTATTTTTTATTACATCAATCTTCTTTGCTCGTCCAAGATGTTCTAGCTTTGTTTCTGTTAAGGTCAAAGCCCCTGAGCGAGAAATAAAAGTAGCACCAGTGGAGATGCAAAGGTCTTGAAGGATGCCTCGACGCTCTTCACCATAGCGAGGAGCCTTAACAGCAGCGATTTTCATAGAACCGCGCACCGTATTCATAATGAGAGCAGCGAGGGCTTGACCTTCAACTTCTTCAGCGACAATGATTAGAGGCTTGTTTTCTCTTGCTACTACTTCAAGGATAGGTAAGATTTCCTCTAGTTGTTCGATGCGATGGTCTGTGACCAAGATAAGAGGGTCGTCATAAACCACAGCACCCCGTCGCTGATCTGTTACAAAAGACTTGGAAAAATAACCTGAATCAAAGCGAAAGCCTTCAACTGTGTCTAGTGTAGTTGTAAGAGATTTGCTTTCTTCAATGGTTATAGAGCCATCTTTGCCTACCAAGTCAATAGCAGTTGACACTAGCTCGCCAATAGTCTCGTCACCATTAGCAGAGATAGTAGCAATATGCTTAATGTCTTGGAGGCTGGAAACGGGAATGGAAAGCTCATCAAGATTATTAACAATCTCGGTAACTGCTTTATCCATACCTCTCTTTAGCTCGACCGGCGATACGCCAGAAGCCAAATACTTCTGTGCCTGGACTAGTATTTCCCTAGCTAGCACCGTCGAAGTCGTTGTCCCGTCTCCAGCATTAGTGTTGGTGTTTTGTGCTGCTTGCTTAAGAATTTGTGCTCCGACATTTTCAAACGGATCATCAAACTCAATAAACTTAGCGACAGTTACACCGTCTTTCGTAACAATGGGTGACCCACCCTTTTTATGTAAGATAACATTTCGTCCTTTTGGACCAAGTGTGCTTGCTACATTATCAGCAAGTTTATTGACCCCGTTAAGGATCTTTTCATTTAGTCCTGTACCGGACTGGTAGTGTTTAGACATTTATACCTCGTTGCGTTAATCTATATTATAAACACCTGTGAAATAATTTCAAGTAATTTCTTTTAAGATTTCATCAAGTTGTAGTCCTGAACAATCCCACTTCTTTGTTGTTAGATTGTAATGGTTTACAACTCCTTTGAACTTAGCGTCTCTTGCGTCGGGGTCAACTCCTTGGACAAGATTGCCGTTTTCTGTAAGAGGGCATTTAAGTTCTATCTCATAATGCTCGTGAAGGGCAGTTAATAGTGCCTTGTAGGCTTCTATCTGTACAGGGTAATACCCAAGGAAGGGCTTAATCTTGCGTCCGTGTACGCGCCAATCCTCGATGACTGGGCGTAATCCGTGACCTCTGCGCTGGTAAGTAAGATTATACTTGGTGTAGACAGCATTAGAGAAGTCAATACCAATAGAAGCATTGTTTACTTTCCTGATGCCTGCGTGCCAAGCAGCGTGGTTTGTATCAACCAACTGAAGGATTGTTCCGTCGTTGTCGATAACAAAATGTGTAGAGATCTTTTTCTTTTCTAGAATGCGCTTACAAGAGGCGGCTGAAAGAGCAGCATCCCAATGGGTCACAATCATTGTAGGCTTTCTAAACTTTGTATAGGTCTTGTAGCAGTTGTCTGGAAGCCAAGAAGTCTTGACTTTATCCCACATAATCCTTTTCTTAAAGCCATCGCAGTAAATAAAGTTCTTATTGTCAACACTATCTACCTCCTCGTCACCAAGGACTAGCATTTGTCGCGCAGCAATCTTGCGGCGGTAAGTCATTTCTCCGCACAAGCCGTCTGCTTCAAGGTCGTGCTCTTCTTGAAAAGCCACAATCTTTGCGATTAGTTCTGCGTTAAAGCCTGATGCGCCAAACCAAGAAGGCTCCCATCCTAGCTTCTTTGCAGAGCGTTTGTTATAAAAGTTCTTTCGCCAACTCATAATACACCTCATACGATAATATCAGCAATCCCTAAATCTACCGCGTCTTCTGCGTCTAGATAAATGTTTACTTTTTTATCGATTAGTTTTTTAATGTACTTTTCAGTCATGTTTGTTTCTGCGGCAAGTGCTTTGACGTACTGTCCTTGTGTCCATTTAGCTTCTTCCATTTCATTTTCAAGATCTGAAATGTGTCCGTGTTGACCTGAGATAACACCATGTATCATAACGCGACAGTGCTTGCCGATTTTACGCTTGCCTTTGGTTCCTGCTGCGAGAAGAAGAACAGCAGCAGACATTATCTTTCCAAGACCTTGTGTTTCAATGTCGCAGCGTTGCCTTACGTCTCTCATCGTGTCATATACAGAGAACATATCAGCAGCAGAACCGCCATAAGATGAAATAATCATCTCAATAGGCAGATGAACTTCTTCTTCTGGTCCGTCTGGATTGTCAAGTGGTGGAGGAATAATCTTTTTACCTGTTTTATCAAGTACCACAAGAGAGTATACAATCTCCGCGCATATCTCTTCTTTGATCGTTCCATACAAGCCAATAGTTCTAATCTCTTCTTTAGGTTTAGAAGAGGGGGCATCCATATTAAAGATAATAGGAAAATCAGGAAGACCTGGAAGTTCCTCTTCGGGTGCTTCTTCTTGTTTAGATTTTTTCTTTCTTGTTTTTTTTGGCTTGTCTGGAGTTAGGGAGGGCATAATACTATTCCTTTTTGTCTCTATTATTAAGTAGTCTCATTGCCTCTTCCCAGTTATTAAATCTTAACATTGAGCGCATGTTGTGAGGTAACATTTCTCTAATGCCGGTTATTGCGATCTCTTTCCACAAAACAATCATCTTTCTATCTTTTTCTTTTTCCTCTTCTATTTTTTGTGCAGGAAGGTTGTTTTTTTCCATATCTTCATATTTGAAGTTATGCATCATCTCAGCAGCTTCAATGATAAATCGAAAAATACGCAAGCCACCGAAAGCACAGTCGTTATAGTACAAAAGCTTTTTTGTCTCTAAAAAGAGATAACTTCCAAACTTGTGTGAAAGTGCGCCTGCTAAAAATAAAAACAAGGCTGTCCAAAAATCCATAAATCCTCCGTAAGAGTTATTATTATATTATAAACACCAAATCAAAAAAAGAAAGCCGGGATTTTTCCCGGCTTAACTTGTTTAACAAACTTTTTTATTATTATTTATTCGTTTGTTTTCTTTGCCTCGGCAAGAAGACGTTCGGCAACCTTGGCTGCGATGGCATCGATGAGCTTGCTGTGAGCGTGGTCATCTTCCATTTCTTCTAGTTCTTCTTCTTCGAGTGTTTCTTCTTCCATGAATGCTTCGTCAGCTTTTTCTTCTTCCTCTTCTCCCGCTGCCATAGCGCCTAAATCAGCAAGGTCTCCGGGGACTTCTTCTAAAACAGGCTCTTCTTCATCGACGTCTACATCGAGGTCCATTTCACCACCAGCATCGTCGGCATCTACATCAAGGTCCATCTCTGGTTCAGGGTCCATCGCTGGTTCATCCATAGGTTCGTCGTCACCTTCAACATCAACATTAAACTCGACGTCATCAAAATGCTTTTCAAGGACACCCATAAGATCTTGTACAAGTTCTTCAGCAGCAGGAAGATCATCTCCTGCTGGCTCTTCCATGTCTACATCAAGGTCCATTTCTGGTTCTTCCATAGGAGCATCATCAATAGCTGGCTCATCCATAGGAGCATCGTCTTCTACTTCAACGTCAAGCTCTTCTTCTTGTTCGGTGACCTGCGGATAATCAAAATAGTTTTCTTTGATAAACTTATCAGTAAGAGATGGAATATTTGCAAGCTTCATCATCTTGCGGATTGTTGTTTCATTTAACATTTTCTTGTCGCTCATTTTGCGTAACTCCTTGAAGTAAAAAACAGCATTTGTCTCTATTAAATAGTATTTAATTTAAGGAAAAGCATTTTTTATTATGTTAACGAATGGTCTTCCTCGCCACTTTTAATGGAGCCCAAGATTGACATGACATCTGGTCCTTTAACGCCTTCTCTTGCCAGTCTTTTTACAAACTTTCCAACAGTAGTGTCCTGTACTTGCTTTACTCTTACAAAACTAACGCCCATTCTATCTGCTACCTCTCGCAAAGACAAAGGTCCATTGTGGTTCGCACATACAATAGCGCAGTTTAAATCTTCTTCATAATTTATCCAGTAACGACAATCGTTTACTGGACATGATACGTCATTATCAACGCACATTTGAAAGCATTTCTTTTTCATAAATCTGGATGTTCCTTTTCTAAAATGTCAAAGATGTTTTCAATGTCATCTTCGTCTAAAGCAAAGTCGTTTTCCAACTCTCTGCCTTTTTCAAGCAGTTCTGCTGTTTCTTTGCGTTTCTTTTTATTATGGATAATATACTTCTCTTTGTATTCTGCGATGTATTCCATAATGTGTTCGTTTTTTTCCAAGTATCCAGCAATCATAGCACGAAAGAAGTTGGATTGGTTCATTCCATCGTATTGTAGGCGGATACGAAGGTCTATTTGATTTTTCTCCGTATCATAGAACATAAACTTCTTGCGCTCTTCTTCTGACGGCGCTGGTGGATACTTTGCTTTTCCCACTACTTGTTCCTCATAAGAATGTGAGTGAAACTTTCTTGTTGACCTGCGCTTGTTTGCTTGATAAACTGTGCCTTTGTCCGCAACTCAAACAAGTTTCTTGCTCCTGTGTAAGAAAGTCCGCTTCTAATACCGCCGTCTAGATCTTTTAAAACAGATTTGACTGAACCTTTATAGGCGACTGTAGTTGAGATTCCCTCTGGCGTGGAAGATTTGCCCCTCCAGTCCGTTTGAGCGTCTTTCGAAGCCATACCCCTGTATACTTTATACTTCTTGCCTGACTGGCTTGTAAACACCTGTCCTGGGGTTTCGTCTGTTCCTGCGAACATAGAGCCAACCATTACAAAGTCAGCACCAGCAGCAAGAGCTTTTACAATGTCTCCGCTTTTCTTGATGCCGCCGTCAGCAATAATCTTTACATCGTGATGGCTTTTAGCACAATCAATAATGTTTTGTAATGTGGGGACGCCGTGACCTGTAACAAGACGAGTAGAACAGATAGAACCTCCTCCAATACCGCAGCGAACAGAATCAGCACCCCATTCGGCTAGTGCGTTAAGACCTTCTAGTGTGCCGACATTACCAGCCATAATGTGAACTTGTTTGCCGAACTCTGCTTTAAGTTTGGTTAAGGCGTTCTTCATCATAATGTGATGACCGTGGGCTACATCTACACAAAGAACTTTTGCTCCTGCTTCGACAAGGGCTTTGGCTCTTTCCATAAAGTCGCCTGTTATTCCAATAGCAGCGGCTGGATTATCAACCAGTTGTATGACTGCTTCTTCGATAATCTCTGCTTGTTCTCTAGGAGAGTTGTAGCGGTGGACAATACCAATACCTCCTGACCTGCTCATCTCTTGAGCCATAGCCAACTCTGTGATTGTGTCCATAGGGCTAGAAATAACTGGTAGATGAAGGGTGATGTTGTCGTCTAGGTCGCTGTTAATGTTTACCTCGGAGCGACTTTCTATGTCGCTGTATTGAGGAACCATTAGAACATCGTCAAATGATACTGCTTCTTTCATTTTATTCTCTCTTGTCCAATCGGACGGGCTCATAACTTTAATCATTGTTTGCCTTTAAGATTTCGAGGTGTCTTTGGAGATACCAGATAGCCTTTTCAATATCCTCGCAAGGGTTTTGTTTATGTTTATGTCTCGCAATATATTTAAGCGCATTTCCGTCGTGAAAACCAAGGTCCCAATCTTCAATCGCATCGATCGCTTCGATTTTGCCAGCGTTATAGTGTTTCGGGTGGTTGACTTTTTCTTCATTTGTGTATCCTCCTGGGGGGACTAAACCTTTCATCTTATTCTCCTTGCAGCTTTTTGTTTCTTATGAGGGCTCTGAGATGTTGGTCGGGAGCGTTTGTATTTAACTTAACGCACATTTTTTGTACATCTTTCCAGCTAATTTTCGGGTCATTTAAGCCTGCCCGTTTGTGCAAGACATTATCAAGCTTAGTTAATACAGCTTCGTCTATCCTGCCTTGACAAGCTTCTTTAACTTTTTCCCAATGTCCTAAGCCTGCGTAGGTTTTTGTTCCCCACATGAGCTTTTGCTCTTGCTTAAGCAGCCAAGGCTCAAGATCCTCGCCGTAAGCATAATAGTGCTCTCCTGTAAGCTCAAATCCTTTTTGAGTTTTTTTATATTGCGAGAATACCCAATGAACTTTTTTATATTCTTCTAGCTTTGGAAGTGTCACGTTCCTCGCTGTCGATACTTGTTTCTTAGCTAAGTCTGAGGTCTTTAGCTCGATCTGATGAGTAACTCCCTCGATGGTTATTGTGGCATCTGGAATATATTTATTTGACCTCCCTTGAAGAGGTGTCAATCTAAACAGTTCAATCTGCGCGTTCTCCCTAGCGTCATCTTGTGTCGTGCGCGACTCTTTCATTCGCCTGTGCTCCCAAGGGCTCCTTCTCCTCGGTCAGAGATTGTGATTGGATACCAGTCATAAAGGTTTCCAGTGTTTGTTTCTAGCGCCCTGAAAGCTACGACTGGAACAAGAACAACCTGAGCAATCTTTGCGCCTGCTTCAACTGTCTGGTTCATATTCCCAATGTTATGAAGGTCAATAAATACTTCACCGTCATAGCCAGAGTCAACAACGTGTGCTCCAACAACAAGGTTGCGCTTTGCTGCGACAGAAGAACGGTTCATTACTTGTAGCATATAACCGTGAGGAACGCCAAAGCGAAGTCCTGTTTGAAAGCGCTCGCTTGACCCTGGTGTTAAGGTCACGCTCTTTCCATCTTCTGGATTAAAGAAGACATCTAATCCAGCATCACTTGGGTTGCCTCTTGTAGGCGGTGTAGCATTTTCTCTAATTCTTGTGTATTCAATGATCATTTCTTTCCTCCACTCGTTTTTTAAAATCATCGACAATCTCGGCTGCTTTATTCCAGCAATCGGGACAGTATAAGTTAACTTGGTTTTTTTCTTTCTTAACAACAACAGACCAAGACATTACTTGCTCTCTGTTCTTTTTATCGAAAGGCTTGGCACACACCAAGCATTGGTCACCAAGACGACCAAACAAAGAAACTTTCGCAGCCAGTTCCTTTTCGGCTTGCCTCTTTTTTTTGCGCTTGAGCTTGCGCTTTAGATTGTTACTCATTTGTATATTATAAACACTGTTGTTGATTTTTTCAAGGATTAAACTCAGAAACAATTTCTAAGTATCTTTTCCAAATAAGTTCAGTAAATTTATCTTCAAACCAATAAATCTCTACAAGTTCGTGAATGTCGAGTTCGTGAAGTATTTCAATCAAAAAGGTATTCTCGTATTTGGTCATTACATCTGTACAAACAACCATCCCATAGTATTCTTTACCATCTATGGGTTCATACCATTTTATTAAATCTCCTACGTTCAATCATCATTCCCTCTTTAAAACGAGCCTTTTTTAAGTTGCTCGATAAACATGCTCATTAACTTATTAGCTTGAGCAACGTATTTTTCTTTACTTTTCCATCCTAGTTCTGGATTTAAAATCTCCTCTGGCATCCATTTACAGTCTATTGGTATTTCTAGATCAGTATAAGTATGCTTCTTGAAGGTAAATTCTTTCATCCATCCGTTCTGAATAGAGGTTACAATGCGTCTTGTAAGGGCGATGGGCATTCTTTTTCCTTCGCCATAAGGACCACCAGTCCAGCCAGTATTGACTAACCAGCAGTTAACATTATGTTTTTTAATCTTTTGTCTTAGAAGCTCTGCGTAAGCCTTCGGTCGCATAGGCATAA